CTAGCACTCCTGACTCTGTAAAGACTCCTGGTGGTAGATCTAAGCCTACACGACGGATATTCTGTGGCTGAGAAGAACGCATAATTGAATCTGGACCAAGTGCCAACTCTTGCACATCCTGTGGGATAGCAATAGGTGCTTGGATAGATTTTTCTGCAGCCTGAATCTGAAGGATTGCAAAGCGAGCACGAGCGAGTTGGACTGCCAAGACATCGTCATACTGACCACGTGCTTCGCCGTCAAGAGAAGGTCGCTGTGCTACACGGACCATACACTTACCGATTGGGTTAGGTGTACGTACAAAAGTTAAGTTCTGACGCTCTGGCAAGTAAATTAAGTCTTGCTCAGCATCGTGGTAGCGCACCATCGTAATAGATGGGCTACCTGGCTGGTAGTTATTCTTCTTCAAGATTGCTTCTGTAAACTCTGGGTACTTAGCAATTAATGTTTCAGCATCAGTGTTAAGAACCTGTGTCAAAGAAACTACGCGACCAAAGCGGTCTACCTCTGGGTAGCAACCCCAAGGATTAAGTAGGCGCATACGTGGGTTGTTGGAGTCGTAATCCATCTCCACCATACCTACCATCATTCCGTAGGTGTTGTACCAGTCTGCACCTTGGTACATCTGTAGTTGCATCTCAGCAACTGAAATGTAGAAGTTTGCAATACGTGTGCGAGTATCTGCGGCTTTACGTGCAGAGTCTGAAACCATATTTGTAGCTTCGCAGTTAAATGATGGCAGTGGTGCCATTGCTTCTGCTAGATCTCGTGCTGCAACGTCGATGAAGTTAGCCACAAGTGGCTTTGGGTATTCATCCGAGAACATCGAAGGGTAGACCTTTGATAGATCTCCTTGACGCACCGAAAGCACATCACGCATACGTTGATCGCGTGCAGCGTATTTGGTCTGCAGTCGACCTAACTTAGCGTTTACTTCTTTTGGTGTTAGCACTAGGGTTGTCCTTACTTATTTTTGCTATTGATTTTAACTACCTTAGATGGCAGTTGACGCTTCTTTTCTACTTGGCCCGCTTCATAACGTGCCGCAGCGCCTGATTTTGCAGTATCTGCTTTTGCTTTAGCAGTAGAGTTTTTTGCTGCACGGTCTTTTGCCGTCATTGCTGGCTTAGTTTTAACGCTGTTCTGGGCAATCTTTTCTGCTTTAACTTTTTGTTGAATATCAGCAATAGCATTTACATTTTTCTTGGTTTGCTTTAACATTTGCTTGCCTTGAATTTTTCTAACAATTTTTGGTGAAGATGCAACGGCCTTAGCAACAGTTCCTGCTGTTTTAGCAGCGCGGCCTACTGGAGTAAATGAGGCTGCTATAACTGCAGCAGACCCAAGTTTCTTAAGTCCAGCATCAGTTACCTTAATCGGGTTATTACCACCAGCACGAGCCTTGGCTTGCGCGATCTGTTGCTTAGTTGGTTTAGTTGCTTTAGCCATAAATTTTACCGTACTTTCCTTCTAGGATTTTCTTCATCGCAGCATCCTGCGGAGTCATCTTCTCTGGCTTCTTTGTAGTCTTAACCTTTGGCTTAGGTGTAACCTTTGGCTTTGGCTTAACTGTAGGCTTCTTCATATTTGCCATTATGTCTCCTTAGATGAATGTCTTGTGCTGGTCTGCAAGCAGTTGGTCAATGTTGACCACTACACGCTTTCGTTTCTCAGCTGATGTAAGAAACGGATTCTTTAGATGGTGTGAGTTGTACTGACCGTAGTTGAGCATCTCACGTGCTCGGATCTCGCAGAACCACAGCGCCATTACTAAGTCTGTCTTACCCTTAGTAGTAGGTGTCCAAGTGATTAACTGTTCGATTAACGCCTTAACGTTTTCAGTTTGGTCACTAGGTAAGTGAATAAGGTTGTCTCTGTGGTGCTTGCCATCGTGTTGCTTGGTGCCGAACAGAGTTGACATTGACGCGACACCAAAGCCTGCATCCCACTTGTTGTTGCCTGTATGGTGTTCCCGCAGTAACACTCCGCGTGATGCCAAGTGTTGTCTGATTCCTTCATCTTGCGTGAGGAAAGACTGGAACGCATTACGTTCAACAATCCACTCAGACGGGCCGTATAGGGAAGTCCAATTAAATATAAGGTCACGAATATCGGCAGGAGACGGTCTAGTAATTTTAATAGCATCTACTATGTACCTCTTGTTGGTATTGCGATCTACTGCATAACAGATAGCTGCAGTATCACCAATCATCGCTGGGTCTAGGCCACAGATAATTGAGTAGCCACCTAGATCTCTAGGATGGCCAGGGTTGCCTGCAACTAATGGACCAGATTTACGCATACCGTCAATAGAGCCACGAACACAGACTGGATCGAAAGCTGAGTTCTCAGATACATCTTGTTGTTGATATACCAACGCCCAAGTGGATGTATCCATTGCTTGGCGTTCATTGTAAAGATTGCGGCCTGACCATCTAGGGTAGAGGCCGTCTTCATCTTTGTCTGCTTCTTCTTGCCCATCAAATGGAGCATCTGACTTAGGCCAGAGAGTTACCCACTTATCAGGATCCTCATCTGTTTCAAGCAAGGCTGGCATAGCCAGATATGTCCAAGGAACTAGACCGCCTGGGTAGCGGTCCTCTTGTCGAAGCTCGCGGTACAAGTCAACGGAAGCTACACGTGTTCCAATAATAATTAACTTACCAGTTGGGTTAAGACGGGACCGTACGTCCTGTGTTAACCACTTGATCTGCCGTTCAAACTCGTGGTCAAAGTTGTGCCCCTTGATGATGTCATACAGTTCCTGGAACTTACCTACTGTTATCTTATCCCACATCTATCTCTTTTTAGTATTACGCTTTTTCGGCAGGTCTACCGCTGCTTTAGTAATTGGGCCGGCGCCAGGAAGTTGCTGCGCATACTCATTGAGTAAGGCGGTCAGCTCTATGTGGCCGAAGGTGCCAACAAGTACATAGGTATCTTGTCCCTCTGGGAGGATACGCTTTGATTGTAAAAACTCGATTGCTGTCATGGTATTTATATTTTATCTCATGTGATAAACTCCGCTGTTACTATTAGCCAACTTATTAAGCCCTACATATCGAAGGGGATCAATCAGATGGTTAAGGAAATCAACCGGCTCATTCAATACTTTCCCGTCTTTATCCTGGCGCCACTTATAGCTATTCAACTCCTTGCGCAAGTTGGTGCTATCTTTGGTCACGTTCAGGGTGTACCGCTTTATAATATCAATACTGTTTTTTACGCTGTCCGGCCCCTTTAAGCACTTCACCACGTTAAACCCTGAAACAAGCCGGGGATAGTTTTTAAGGTCCTCTGATGGAAGTTCTACCGGGCTGAAGCCATCAGATAGCTTCCTGATCGCTTTTTTATCTGCATAGTCAGCCACGATAAGGTCTGCAGGGGTTAATTTCAGCTCACAATACTTTTTGGCGATACTCAACTCATTCATGGGTTTGTAGTTCAACTGCCGGCACCATGATGTGTTTCTGTGGATCTTTACTCCCACCAGGCCAGCGGGTGCCGCTGTACCAAAGTCTTGTCCGTAGTACTCCTTGTAAGGCAGAGCCAGGTATTCTTTCAGGGTGATTTTCTTTACCTTCTTATGAACCTGCCCCTTTCTGCCGGTTGAGGCATACCCCTTTATTGCTGTTAAGTAATGGTGAAGATCGTATCTGTCGCTGCTTGGATCTCCGTAAGCCTCGTATTCTTCAACCTTTGATTGGGGAAGCCATTTGTTTTGCTCATATCCGGTAATGATACAAACTACGCCTGGCGTTCCCTTTGGTTCAAGTTGATAATATCCATCGTATTCTTTCTGGATATCTGCCGGCGTGCCGGGTGGTGGGATAACCGGCTTTGTGGTATTGAAATACCTTTTTAAAATCCAGTGTCCAATATCGGGGGTGTTTAGAATGATGATAACTAAGCAACCCTCTTTTCTTAAACCATCTGTGAAATTGTTAAATTTTGTAACGTCTCTTATGTCTTCTGCTTCCTCAACAACTGCAATGTCGATATTAGATACCCCTTTTAAATTAGCCGTTTTGGTATTGTCGCTTGCCTTGAACCCCATAGTAAAAACAATGGCTTCGTTTGTCTTTTTGTCTTTAATGCCCGTTTCAAGCCGCTCTACATCTGTCCTGAATTTTATTGAATCGAATCGTAGTAATATCTCGTTAAGGATAGTTTCTTTTATCCTGCTTTTTTCATCCCTCAATACGGCGCATCTCTTTTTATTAACGGCCGCCTGGTTGGCAATAAAATCACTTACACCATAGGTTTTCATTCCGCCCCTTCCGCCTATCAAAACAACAGTTCTCGTTCCTTCAGGTAATTGCCATAGCTGCATAAGGGGGTCTGCAACGGGAACTACCCCACTTGCAAGCATCAGTTCTTTAGCCTCGTCTGATAGCTTCTCAAACAAAGATGCTTCCAGTGGCCGTAACTTCATTTTTTGGGGATTGCTTGGATTATCTTTTCAACCTGGGCGTCGTTGAGGGGAGGCTGAGTAAT